CAACCTGCACGAACGAAGCGACGCCTTTATACGATGCCATCCATGCTTCGCCTTCGCTCTTGAATTGGTCGAATAAGTCCTTGGCTGCTTGACGGTCCAGTTCTGAATCACGCGCACAGCCAAGCAAGTACAATTTCAAAATCGCGTCCCATCCGTCAGGAACGGGAAGATTGAGCAGTGATTGCCCAGGTGAATAAGTTGTCCCGAACACGCGCCGCCCGCACCAAAACAGTGGCAATTCAGTGACTACTGTTCCAGAAGGCCAAGCCACCGCAGGAGAAGCGGAACCTACTCCGCGAATTAGCCCGCTCATATTCGCGCCAAGTTGAGAATAAGCGACAATTTCAGTGCCGATCATGGCAAAACCAAATGGCAAGAGGAACACTGCGCTGTTGGCAATCGGCACACTGGTATCGGTAGCCAGCATGCTTGCGGTAGTCGTTGTCACGCCAGCGTTTCGGTCAGGCTGGTAACTGGTTTCGATTACTTGGCGGTCAGTGAAGATGCTGATTACGACGCCGGTTAGAATTTGCGAATTGACCGTGTTGCGCCGGAAAAAGTCTCCACGCTTGCCCCCTTGCACCCAATATCCGCCGTACCATACATCGGTTATCTTCAGCCACTCGCCGGGGAGCACGTACAACGGATTCCCTGCCTTGGTAGGCACGCCTGCGTAGTCGAGTAAGCCTCCAGTGATGCGAGAAAGTTTTTTCAGCCCTTCATTTAACCAGCCGAATACGGTTGAGGCTCCAAATTGCGGTCCATCCATGTCTGGGTTGTATGCTGTGGATCTAGAAGGAGGTATTCCGGCATTGGAAAGCAAAAGGAAAGTAATAGGTGCGACGAAGGTTGTTATATCTCCAAGAACTGCGTTTTCCGCTCCAGAAATAGTTCCAAGATATATTCTTAATTTAGTGACAAGCGTTGAAATCGTAGGAGCATTCTGCGTTACGCTTACAGTGATGGCGTTCTGTCCCCCTGAGAGAATGACAGCAACTTCCGCAGATGGTAAGGATTCGCCCCAAGGAGTAAAAAGCGTGGCTTGCAGAAAATAAGTTCCTATAGAAAAGGACCCTCCAATAGCAGTAGTACCTACTGCGGAAAGGATAATCGCAGTGAACGGAGTTGGAGGCAGGTCAGGTATCTGCGCCCGTGCCCCCATGATGACATCGCCTACCAGTGCCACGTTTCACTCCCTACTGTCCCGGTGCGGTTGCCGGATCCGGCCAAGAGCCAGTATCCGCTTGCGCATCAGTCTGTGCGCTGGCATTCGCCGCCACTTGAGTTTCCGCATCGCCTACCAGCATGTAAATCTCATTGTCGCTCAGCGCGTGTCCAAGATTCGTCAACCTAGTCTTGAGCGCGTTGAAAATGTTCAAGCGCATCGCAGAGGGCATCTCAAACCTCTTTCACGAACGGCCTCACTGGATGCGCGACTATTTCCGTAGCCGCATGGGTAGTAGCGTTGGCCGAATCGGTGTTGATGACATTCATCACGTCAATCATCAGCGTGTGATATTGAGAATCGGTAAGTGTATGCCCTCCGGTTTCGAGGCGCTTACGTAGCGCGGCCAAGATGTCTAATCCAGTTTGCGTGGTTGCGAGGTTGGCCATTCGATTCCTCCTTAGCAAAAAAGGCTGAGCCGTTTCCAGCCCAGCCCTTTTCACCAGACGCGAGCGACAAACTTTTTTCTAACTGACTCCTGAAATCTCCAAGTCTAATTTCCCGGCAGGCGTGGTGCCGCCCATGGTTATGTCCGCAGTCAACTGGTTCACGTTGATGTCCACAAGGAACGGGATCAGGAAATCCAATCCACCAGGAACAACTAGTCCCGCCGCCAGCGATCCGCCATTGGTATACGGAGAACCCGTCGCCGCCGCAGTGGACATAACCAAAGGCGTTGTCGGGTTGTAGCGGAAGATGACGACAAACGTGGTGCCATCGGTAAGAATCAAGTCCAATAAGACCACTGTCGGGCTGGTGCCTGTGGCACCGTAAATCTTTGCGCGCACGTATCCGCGAGAAATGGTAGGCGTGAGGCCTGTGAGCGAGTAACTGGTCGGGCCGGTGCCTGTCACCACGTTCTGCGTCAGGAACAAGGTATCCGCTTGGAATGGCGAACCAAAGCTCGGAAGAATTGTAGGCAATCGGTTGGTAAACGACATGCTCTCTCCTTTTTAGCTCAAGCCAGTGATCGAAGTCGCTGTGCGCGGGTTGACGTTCGAGAGTTGCATCACGACTACAACTCTGCTCACCACAACTTCTTGGTTCGAGGCCATCAGCCAAGGCCGAATGATGAAGTACCCGCGATTGTGATAATTCATCCAGAAGTATGTCGAGTTCCACATTAGGCCAGTGCCCGCCGTGTTGTACTGATCCGCGAGCACCGTAGCGTTGTTGAACCGGAAGTGGTAGCGGATGGAGGTCTGCACCGGCTCCTTGTCGCTCATGTTGTCCACGGAGCGGATGATGGAGGTCGAGGTCGAACTTACGGAAGTGAACTGTGTTTTGAACTTTCCGTAGTCGAAGTTGTTCAGGATAAGCGTGTCCGGCTCGTCGTAGCCGAATACGATGCCTTGATAAGCGGTTTCCGCGTTCAGGACCGTCAGAGCTCCGCCTCCGTTGGCCGTTGCCGCCGTGGGATTCCATGCCGTAGTGGTCGAGCGGTTGATGCCCGCGATGGTGTTATTCTGCGTGGCTATCCACGCGATGATGTTGTCGATGTCGATGGAAGTGTTCTGCGGCGCGGTTCCGTACACGGCGCGCGCTAATTTGGGCAACAAAGACGCTGCGCAAGTCTGCATCTTGCCCTTCACGACGTCGATTGCGCCCGCTCCGCCGGAACCGAGAATGATGTCCAGCGTGGGAATCGCGCAAACCTGATAGTACGCGCGCCACACTTGGTTCGCGGGCTGGATGGAGTCGATAACCGCAGTGTTGAGCACCTGGTCGCCCCAGAACGCGCCACCAGTCGGCTCCTCTTGCGTCAAGAGCGGAAAAACCAACTCGGCACCCGTGACATGCTTGCCGCTGCGCTGCAACGCCCAGTACGTCGGCGAGGGCTTGATTACGATGTCCGACATGAAGGGCGCGATTTTCTTCTGGGAAATTGCATCTAGGGTATTTACCATGAGGGCACTAGGTGATTGAATACCTGTGCCAGTGACTCCAGCCGCCCACTCAACGGGACCGATATACTCGTAGGAATCACGATGGATGATTTCCATCGTCTCTATGTCGAGTACGACGCGAGTTGAAATACGTCGGGCTTTCAAGATTTCTTCTTGCATCTTCGTCTCCCTCAACAGGCGATTCCTATTACATCGAACTGAACTTTCTCGTGCGGACATTTTCCGTCTGGACTGTGTGCCTTGCCTAGATTGCAGTTAAAGCAGTGCGCAGCGAAATCTTCTTTCGGGTAGCCGTTCTTCCTCAGCCAGAGGTAGAGGGCCGTACCGCCTCGCGGAATGTGGGCATACAAGTCGGGACGGTTTTTGTACCCGTAGACGTGCTCAACCGTGAGGAAGCCCTTTTCGCTTTCCCCGCAGCAAGAGCACTTGCCGCCGTAGGCATCAATTACTTCGTCTTTCAGTGCTACGCGGTAATCAACGTGATAAGCGAGTGTTTTAGCGTGGTCTTTCCAGTACTGCCTCTGGTTGTACTGACGTATTTTTTCTGGATGAGTTTTCGCATAATTGCGACGGTACTCATTGAATTCAGCGCGGAACTTATTCCTATGGCGGAGTACCTTCTGTACGCCCGCAGCTTTTCGCTGTTCTTCGGTCAGATACTTTCTTGGTCGTCCTCTGCCCATGTTCTCCTCCGCAGCTATTTTACACTGCGGTTATTTCGTGGGCGCTGCTATCTGCGCTTTCAAATCCGCCAACTGCTTGTTGAACGCCGCTTCCTGTGCCGCCAGTTCCGCTTGCTTCTCAGCCTGAAACTCCTGCCGCGCTAGAGCGATTTGCGCGTCGCATTGCTGCTTGGTGGACTGGATGATGCTCTGCGCGTTCGCGCTGTACTGGGCGATTTGCGCTTGCGCATCGGCGTTGGCTTTGGCGATCAAGTCGCTCTCCGCTTTCGAGAGGTCGGCCTTCAACGTGGCGAGTTGCCCCGTGATAGCCGTTATCGCTTGGTCGAGTCGGTCGCTGAGTGCTGACATCCATCACCTTTATACTGGCGCTCCGAATTCGTCTGGGTTGGCCGCGCCCAAGTCCGCGAGCATCTTGCTCAGTTCGGGATCGGCAGCCACGTCGTCGCCTAGCCCTTCCAGCCCCTTCTCGGCCACCATGCTCTTTTCCGGTTTCTTCGGGCCAGTGGCGGAAGTCGGACGGCCGGATGCAGCCAAGCGCCCGCGTGTCTCGCCTTCCTTGATTCCCTGCTGCCGCGCTTCGGCCAGTCGTGTCTCGAAATCTTCATCACGGGTCAATTCGACGATGGCCTTCTCCACCGACGGGAAGCCGTACTCGTCGAGGAGTTTGTTGGTTGCGGCAAATTCACGCACCTTCTCAAAGGTCATGTCTTTGTGCTTGCTGCTCTTGGCCAGTTTCGGAGCCAAGCGGTCGAACTGCCCGCGCCAGCGATCCTGCGCCCAGATGGTTGCCATGCGCTCGGCGGCCGCGCCGAGTTTCGTCACCGTGTCTTTCAGTTCCTTTACCGTGGCATCCACGGTGCCGTAGCGTTTCTTCACCGGCGCCCAGAACGGGTCGGTGTCCAATTCGTCATCGGTCGGAGGATTTTTTTCCTTGCCAACCTTGGCCAATTGTTCATCAAGTTGCTGCTTGAGCGCGGCGGCTTGCGTGGCGAGATTGGTTACTTCGGTGAACTTGTCCTCGGTGGCCTTCATGCGATCGGCAAGTTCTTGCTGCTTCTTGCGCGACATGCCGCGCAAGTCTGCGAGCGTACCTTTTTCTCCATTCACAACGATTTCAATGCCATCCGCGAAAGTCTTGTCGTCGTCAAGGATTTTCATCAAATCAAGAGCCATGATTCATCTCCTAGAACATGCCGGGGCTTCTGTTCGTTCCTCCCTCGGCTCCAGGCTGCGGTTGCGCAGCCCCCATCTGAATTGGGTTTCGTACCGCCGCGTTCACACTGCTGGCTTGCTGCACTTCCTTGATTACTTTGTCGATCTGCGGAATAAGTTTGCTGATTTGGCCGCTGACGTTGGGCAGCCGTTCGAGGTTCTGGACAAGCAGGACAGCAAAAATCTGCTTCATCTTCTTCAACTGCGAAAGCAACTGGCCGGGATCTGCGCCCTTCAATTCTGAAACCTGCGAGGCGTAAGCATCACCCGCGCCGGGAGTCTCCATGCCCAACCCCGGACCTGCGCCAGGAGCGCCAGCGGGACCGCCCGCAGCACTGCGATTCTGCATCGCGGACATGAGCATCTGAAGCGGGCTGGTGCCAGTGGCCATTTATTTCTTTTTCCCGCCGCCTTTGGTTCCGTCCGTCTCGATTTGGTAAATTAAGTCCAGTGGATCGGGGATTTGCCCCCCATGCACGAATCCGGGAGCTATTTCACCTAAGTCGTTCGGCGGCACAAGTTTGTCGCCTTCGTTGTCCACGCTGATAGGCGAAAGAATATCCGGCAGGACTCCAGGCATGCCGCGCCCGTAATCATCCGGGTAGAGTGACTTTGAACCTTTCTTAGCCATCGCCAAGCTCCTTCACGCCGCCGGTCTTTCCGACGCCGTATCTACTCTTGCGTCCTTCAGGGAAATCACGAAATGTTCTGGCGGGTACTTCGTTGTGCTCGGGAACCAAGCCGATATTATTTGCAGGGACTTCGCCGGCAAGCGCGGGCATGTGGCCGAATTGCTTGCCCTTCCAACTGTCGATGCTCGGAGAGAGCAGCACCACGCGCTGGTCGGTTTTCATCGGCGCGCGATTATGTAATCCCTTGCTGTTATCTTCCACGGTTCCCTTTCAAAGAAAGGGGAGTGTTTTGGATCACTCCCCCTGACTCATTGGTGAGGCGTTGCTACTTGCGCTTGTGGCGCCTGCCGCCCCGACGACCGCGCTTTTCTGCGATCGGCCCGAATTCATTGCGTTCCATAAGGCTTGCTCCTTTCCGTGCGACGGTGTTTCCACCAGAGCAACTCGCACTGACTGCCAACAAAATCAATATCGAGAGCTGCGCCGCCCTCTTCGCCCGCGCCCGCGCTTGCCTTTGCGCTTCTTGCTGCGCTCCGGCACGGGCACATCGTCTTTGCCGAGGTCCATGCCTTTCTTCATTTCCTAATTCCTCTACGCCCGTGCATGCGGTGCGCACGGTTTAGACGTTTGGACTGCCGCTTACTGGCCATGCGATGCGGCGTGAAACGCTTGACCGCGTAGCGATGCCCTCTCACCGGCGCCTCCGAGCGCGACGCCGCCCGTGATCGAAACGCTTGGCTTGCGTCTTGCTGCCCATGCGATGAGGCCCGAATCTTTTTACTGCGTAGCCGCGTTTGGCCATCAGGCAGCCTCCCGGCAATACTCCATGTTGGTGAGCGCTTGTGCCTGCAAGTGCTGCATGAATTCTCGGTCCTTCAGGTTACAGACGTTGGCGTGAGGCTCGTAGAACGCGGGATACTTCTGGCCGTCGATGGCGAACTGCGCCAGCCAGTTCTCGCCTTCCTTGCGGAGAGTGATTAACTCGAAGCGATGGCCTGCGGTCTCAAGTGAGTTGACAACATCGAGCACGCTGCGAGTGTAAAGTTATAGTACCGCTTGCTGTCTAGAGGGGTCTGAACGGAATGTACGATATTCTGAGTGCGGCACGCCAATAATCCAGTGGCCGGTGGCATCTTTTTTGATTTTGTAGCCTAATTCGAGAGCGTAACCGCTTGCGCACCAGCGGCGCAAGGTGAGTGAACTTCGGTTGTACTCCCGCGCGACAGTCGAGAGCGGCACCCAAACTATTTCACCGTCAGGTTGAGGTTTCAAGAATTGGCTCTCCCGGCTGGAATCGAACCAACATCAGCCTCCGTCGAGGCCCGCGACCCCTCAGTTAGAACTGAGTGCTCTGCCACTGAGCTACGGGAGAATGTCGTTTCGTTGCAGGCGCATTTCCACGGCCTTAAAACTTTCAGCACACGCGACTGATTCTTTTCAATCGGGTAGGTAGCAATCGCTGTTAAATGTTCTCCGTTAATAATCCGGTCTGTGTCCCTGTACTCGACGAACATCACACATTCGTTCGTCAGGTCTTGACATAATTTTTCAAGTTCCAGCTTTCCCGCAACGGAAAGAATAATGATGTCTTTGTCCTGCACATCCACTTGCGGCAAGAGGCGCTGGAGTTTTGCTACAACGTGAACAGCGTGAGAAGCGATTCGTCCTGAAGTCATGCACAGTTTGCGGTCGGACAAGTCAAGATTACGCAACACAACGACATAAATACGTTCAGTCATCGCGGCCTCTTGAGTTTTCCCATCGCCGCCAATTCCTTCTCGCGCAAATTTTCCTCGGCGAGTTCTTCCGCTTGCGGCAAACCCAAATTTTCCAACAGATACTTGGTGGGGATGAGTCCTGCTTTACCAAGCCCGCTTACGATACTCCGCAGCGCCGCCGCGCTCATCACTTGCAGAGAACCTTCATCCAGTTCGATGTCGTAGTCGCTGATGTCGCCCACTGGTTTCCACTGCGAGAATTGCGCTTCGCCGCGCTCGATGCGCATCAGGCGGTCGCTCAAGTTGCGATACCGCGCGTCCACGTAGAAAATGATTTGCGCGAGCCGCTGTAGTTTCTCGGCAAGCATTCTCCCGCGCAAGCGGGTCATCGGCTGCGACTGCCAAAGCGTTGCGTCGAATAGTTCTGGAGAAATGTTCCCCTGCCCAGGCTGGCCTTGCCGCGCTGCGGTATAGCCCTGCAACTCCTTCTGCAGCGCGAGCAGCGACGCTGGAACGTTCAGCATGTGCTGCGGAAGGGGAGGGATAGGAACCACAGTCGGCGGGTCGGAGCCAGCGTTAATCATCAGCACTTCGCCAGGGAGCCAGCCAATGCCTTGCGGGTCGAGGCCGGTATTGTTCTTGATGATGATTACGCCGTTGTTCGTCCTGACGATGTTCTCGAATACCTGCGTGTACAAGCGCTCGCTCAAGTTCTGTAAAGTGCGTGTCAGTTTTACCGGAGGCGGTCCCCAAAAGTTCGTGATCGTGGGCATCGCGGGAATACGAATCAGTGGGAAGGTTCCCAAATCATCGTCGGGAAGTTGCGGGCACCAATTGTTGCCGTCCGCGAGAATCACGTCCTCGCATTCCGTTATCCAGCGCCCATCAGGATATTTGTACTGGAAGCGGGGATGCACCAGTTCTTGAATCTCGCTGGCTGTGCCCGCATAGTCTTTTACCTTCTCGCGCGTGTTGTCGAACAGGTAGCAGTGGCGCAGACATACGCGGTTGTCGCGGAAGATTTTACGATCCTGTGTGCCTTGCTGCGATAGCGGGCTGGCTTCGGGAAACTCCAGCGTGCCGGGTACATTCGCGCCAGGGTCGGCATCAGCCATGTACATATGCGGCCGGACAAAGCGTCCGCGTTCAGGAAAGCGCCGGTAAATTTCGTCCAAATAAACCCAATCCTCAAAGATTAGCCATGACCAATCGCTGTCGGATTTCGCGTAAGGGTCGGGGAAAACTGTTTTCGGTTCTCGGCTTTGCAGCCAGGTAACGCCTTTGCCTTTGCGTGCCGTAGGATTGAAGCCCACTTGCAGGAAACCAAGATTCGACAGCATGGCCCACACCATTGTTTCAAGGATGCGGTTGTTGAACGAGCCTTGCCGCCAAGCGGACTGGAAATACTTCTCGCGGTCCTTGTCGCGGTCGCTGCCTTTTGTGATGTACACCTTTGGCGAGGAATCGGTGATGTCGGTTGCTTCGTTCAGGACTAGGGTTTGCAACTGAGGAATCTGAACACGAGGACGGAAGGAAGGAAAGTTCGGCTGGTCATCTTCTAGGTTGTAAAATGCCTCGATGTCCTCGAAGTAGTTCTTGCCTAACGCTTTGTCGCGCTCGTACTGGCTGATTCTTTGCAGTTCGTCGATTTGCCGCGCTACGCGCTTGTCGTCGGAGAGATGGTCTAGCAACGATTTAGTTTTTGAGCCTGTCGAGACTGCCTCATACCCAACGAACAGAGGATAGCCCATCTATTCGGTCCTCTTCTTTGGCGGGCGTCCGCGCTTCTTAGGCTCCTCGGATGAGAGCCACTCGGCAAGAAAATCTCCCGGTGCCTGTTGCGAGCCGGATTCGCTCTTGCGGAACGATTCAATCTCCGTGGCCATCCCGATCAAGTCCTTGGGACTCATCAATCCCGCGCTGATAAATACGTGTGCGTTCAGCATGAGTTTATCTTCTAGCGCGGCCCATGCTCCAGAACGGCCGTCAGCGCGCAGTTTAACAAACTCGGTGCCGATGTGCTCTAAAAGGTGGACGGCTTGCGCCCTGCTGATTTCTAGGGCTGCGTCCCTTCTCTCCGAATTTGACGGACTGTTCTCTGGCGGGCTATCTCCCGCTCCGCTCTCGACAACTCCTCGTCGGTCAACGGCGAGCGACTGCCCGTTCTTTGCGTCGGGGGTACTGCTGCTGCTCTTGGCTGGACTGCTGCGCTCTGCGGTTGCTGGCGGCATTCTGCCTCGACAGGATAGATGGCTGAGTGCTTCGAGTCGAAGCGTAGCACCAGTTCATCCTTTTTGTCATCCACATCCTCGAATAGCCGGAAGGATTCTTCTTCCAGTTTGCGCATCTTGGCGCGTTTGATGTGGATTTCTCCGCCGCGCTCTTGCGCGAGAATAGCGAGGATGCGCGTCAGGTAGCGGATGGCACCTTGCGGAGTGGTGTCAACGGGAGGCATTTCAAATCCTTCCTAATACCGAGTGCTGTTTCATTCGGTTGGGCCGCATGATGAATGCCAAATCTCGTTTCAGCGCGTCGTGCAAGGTGGCTTGAGGCTTGAGCGCCGCTTCTATCGAGGCCTGACGCGATTCTTTGGTCTCCAGATAGTTCGCCTTGTAGTTGGCGATGTTCGGCGGAGGATACTGCGCGCAGGCGATGACAGCAAGCAAAGCGGCAAACAAAATATCATCATGGCCGTGCTCGATCTCCCATCGCCCGCCGATTCCCATCGTGGCCATGTCCATCTGCCGGAGGAGTTCTTCGTCCTTGACTTCCAGCCCGCCGGGAACATTCTTCATGCCCTCGCGGAGTTTACCACGGAAAGTGGAATAGAGCAGATCGCGGGTGCGCGCGGTTGTTTCCCATCCGAGAGAATGCCGCTTGCCTTTTCCGTAGGTGGCATCATCCTTGCCGCGCCACACGTAGAGGTTCGGGTAGTAGTAAGTGTCGCGCATCAACTTCTGCGCCCACAGGCCGAGGTTCCCGGTCAACTCGATGTTGACCATCGCGTTGTTGTACCAGCGCCCCACTTTATCGAGGTCGTCGGCAATCACTTCAGGATTAACCCAGTCAGAGAAGCGCGCAACAAACTTTCCGGTGGTGCCGTTGAGCACGTAGTAGGCTGCGAAGTCTCCGGTGGCGAGTCCAGTATCCGCTTCGAGTCCTCGCGCGCAGTCCGCGCCGACGTAATACCAGCACTTGTCGCGCGGCTTTTCCCAAACGAGCAGTTTGCCCTTGCTGTTCTCGACCAGCATCGGCTTGTCGCCGGAGCGTTCAAGATGTCCTGTGACGATAGGAGCCTTGATGGTCTTTCGCGCGTACTGCAATTCTTGCGCGTTGAAAGCGGGGTCGCCGGTAGCGACGAAGGCTACAGTAGGAGTCCACGGGTATTCCTGCGAGAATTTCGCTTCGCTTCCGTCGCACTCGCCTTCAAGCACCAAGCGCATCCACGCTATCTGACCGCGCGTGGCGTTGAATGGCTTCTTCATCAACTCGCGTTCTAGGTCCGATGCTGGCGCGTCCGAGGCTTCCGATGCCAACCGTTTACAGGCGGGGTCATCTAGCCACGAGAGGAAGATAGGCGTATATCCGTTCCAGTCTTTTCCCTTCTTGTTAGCTCGGTTCCAGAATTCGTAGAATGTTTGACCGATACCCACACGCCCGAAGGCAGTAGACTCAAGAGCGATGATAGTATCCGGCGCCTTCGAGACTGCGGGTAAAATTCCGAGGAATGAATCTGACCCAGGATATTGAGCAGCTTCCGACAAATGTAACGCTGTAAGGGTGAGTCCTCGCCCTCCGCCAACGGAGCCGGCGGTCGCAATATCAAGTCGAGAGTCTCCGTCTTGATGATGAAAGATAAGGTCACGTGTACGAACTTCGCAGCATTCGGCTTTGATGTTGAGAGCTTCTCCGAGGTCGCGTGGGACACGGAACAATCCCTTCTCTGATACTTCTTTCAGGTGCGCCACGATTTCCGCGTGCGCTTGTACACGAGCGAGACAGTGGCAAAACAAAAGCGCGTCCATGAACGATGACATGCCTACCCTACGTGCTTTCAAAATCAGGACGCGGATCCATTTGCTTAATTCGTAGGCTTGTTTAATAGCGTCAAACGCTTTAACTTGATTAGGATTTAAAATAAAAGGCACAGAAACATTCAAGTCTCTGTCTTTCACTGGCAGTTTAGCTAATAGCCTGCGCGCTCGGTCAAGATTCATTGGCGCGTCTCTTCCCCCAAGACTTGCGTGATGCCTGCGCGGCGAGTTCTCTCTGTTCAGGTTTCGCCCAACGACGCAGTTGCGCCTGCCGCTTGCGCTCTAATGTTTCTGGATTATCTTTCATTCCTGTACGCGATGGGTTTCCTATTCGCATTGCGCTGAGTTTAGCGCAAGTTTCTGGAGACATTTTCTGGCCGCGATTCCATGCAACCCTTCCTCTGTTGACTTTAAGCGCCTTTTCATAAGCGTGCGGAGGAGGCTTTATTCCATTTCGTTTCAATCCTTCACTAATTGCCTTCCGCGCTTTTTCTGAGAACGGGCCGCGTGGTCCGGTTTTTATTCCTTTACGGGCCACACTAAGGGCAATGCGCTGGCTTTCTGGCATTCGAATCCCACGCCTGCACTTTCCCCAACCATCTATGCCGCCTTCTGAAGTATTTGTTAGTGGCACTCCGCTCTGTCGGAAGAAATTAATCCACCACTTTTCGTAGGTTCCCCAAGCAGAGAGAAAAACCCATTCAAGAACTGACAATCGAGGTTTCTTGCATTGGTCGTGCAATCGACGTAGCCAACGACATACGTGGGTGTTATATCCGTTGGATTTCTTACAGATAGAATCTTTCAGATGAGTTCGATAGCGTCTGCGCAAATCTGAGGTCTTTCCTACGTAGCGACACACACCAGTATCAGGATCGCAGAGCGCGTAGATAAACACGCGGCATGGTATCATCAGTGTCGGCTAAGAGCAGCTAACGGTTTCGACTGTTGATAAGCCATGTAACAGAGCATGGAGCAGCAGCATATCGTCCGTATGTTCCCATCCTTGTCTTTGTACCCGTTGTCTATGAATACAGCCTTGCCGATGTCTGGCAAGGTGTGACGGCATTGAGCCAAGGCGTTTCTGGGAACGAGTTCCTTGTGCTCCTGACTCCAGCATTTGTAGATGACAGGTACGCGCGACTGGCGCGATAGGACAATCTGCGCTGCGCGGTCGTATTCTCGCTTGAGGTCGTTCAACCTTTCCACGGCTTGCTGTAGCGGGGATTCGTGCCAGTCGAAGGGCATGGTGCGCGTGATGTTGGCTAAAACTTCTTTTTCTACCTGCGCGTGGCGGGCAGCATCTTCGTTCTGTGCCTTTCGCATTTTGCGCGCACCTTCTTCGGTGGCCAAGTCCGCTCCAATAAGATGTTGAGGAGGTTGCGAGTTGCTGGCGGTTCCCTCAGTCGTCGCTGTTCCTGTAGCTTGCACTTGCGCCTTTAGCTTTCGGTCAGCGGCGTTCTTGAGGCGCGTGGCTACGGCCTTAGCGCGTTCAGCGGCGGTAAATTTATGTCCTGGCATTTTCCTTCTCCTTCTGTCCAGCGTGATAGTTCTTCCAGAACAAAGTACCACGGCACGAACAGGAAAAATTCTCGGCAGTCTTTACGTCCTTGTCGAACAGTTCTCCAACCTTGACCATTGGCTGATTGCAGTGCGGACATATTGGCTGTGTTTCTGGAAGGCTCACTGTTTTCGTCCGCTAGTCATCGCGGCCATCGCTTGCTGCTCCATCTGATCCTGCGCCACGCGCTGCGCGAAGGCCATAGATTCCGCGTTGGCTTGCTCGTTCTTCAGTTTGCGCAACGCCTGCTCCAGCATGTTGATGGCGTAGTCCATGCCCGGAGTGCGCGCGAGGTCGATGGTCATCTTCATGCTCACAGGGTCGATGACCGTGAGCACTAGCGAGGCTCGCGGCCTGCTGTTCGGAGCGTCCATTACACCCACCCTCTCTTCGGCGGAAGGAAGCGCACCGCTTGCCGCGCAAGACGTTGCTCCCTGTCGGTCATCTCGCGGCGCCGCTTCAAGATATTCTGCTGGCGCGCCTGCGCCTTGATCTTGGAGCGCGTCCAGACGTGAACGGATTGACAAGTGCGGCAGAACAGCGTGTAGGATTTACCGTCTCGATTCTCCGAGAGCACGATGTCGCTGCGCTCGCAGGTACCCTCAAGAAAATTCCTGCACTTGGGAATTTCCATTACGCCGCCTTCGCAAAATACTCTTGCGGTAGAGATTTGCGAATAGGGATGCCATACTCGTCAATTTCGTTTACGTTGAAGATGCCGAAGTAATTAGGATTCGGCCCTAACTTCACAGTCGCCGTACCGGGCAATAAATAATCCCCGTAGAAGTATCCATCTAAGTGAGGATTCTCCACATGGTATGTATCGGCTTTGCGGAGCGAATTTGCTTGCAGCCAAGTTCCTGCCGGAAGGTTTTTGTCATAGGTGACGGCAGCACCCTCGAATCTTCGACAGACGTAAGAGGTATCGCCTTCAGATTCTACAAGGAAAACGTTAGGAAACAGTTTGCAGAACTGCGCGAATAGGTCGGGAGCCATCGCAATCAGGTCCGGCTCCTCACGACCGAATACACATTGCTGGTATGCATTTTCAAGCATGGCGAATGTCAGCGGATTGTTTGGTGCGACGGGGGTCGCGGGCAGTACCGCCTCAACGAGAACTTTGTGAGCAACGGCGATGACAACTCCAGCCGTAGCCAACTTCTTGAAAAAGTCTCGGCGTGAAAGACTCATGCCCTCTCCGAGAACGCTTGGCATCCGCACAGCAAGCACGGACCTTCAGGATGCGAGGTGGCTCCGTGTCCGCAGGCGCATTGCGTGTCGCGGTCTACACGCGTGCGCCCGCTCAACAAATGTTCCGGGTCAGGAAGAGAGTCCGGTGGCCGTTCACGCCGCGCTGAGGGATTCTTCGGCAATGGTCTGGTCCTCTAGCACTGGAAACATTCCGATGTGACGCTGGTATTGCTCCAGAACGTTTGGATAAGAGCGGCCGGCGCCGCACTTATAGCAGTTGAAGCAACTGAGAATCGGCTCGCTTGGAAAGAATGCCGGGGTGTCCTCTGCGCCACACTCGGTGCAAACGTACTTCTGAAATTTCATCTCCATCGTCGGGGAACCTCCAATCGGGAGGACGATACACCTTTTGGCCTTGCTACGCAAGCAGGTTCCGTGGTAGCGTGCGCTAATGAGCACGAGGTCTAGCATCTACTACTCTCACGAGGACAACATCCACATCTACCTTGGATATATGAACGGGATGGTCTGTTTCGACTTGCCCGGTTTCTTCTATTCACTGCCTGCCAAAACTTTTTTGGCTTACGTCAAGGCTGCGAAGGGAATAATGGATACAGCGGATTCTCTTAATGGGCTAGACGCAGTTGAGAATTACGTCAGAAACGAGAGTTAATTGATGGCTGGATTGCAGAGGAAAATCAGAATCAAGAAGTTCGTTGATCACTGGACTGTTCAGTGGCCGTTGCTCAACTTGCCAGATAAAGTCTTGGAAGCGCACTATTCGACGTTCGAGAATGCTGCGCACGCAGCGCTACACGGATTCCCTGAAGTATTCGGGACAAACGCATGGATGAAACGCTCAACGAACAGGTAGAGGAAGCGTTGCGCCGGCGCATGAGCGAGATCGGGCGCAAGGGCGGACGCGCCAAGAGCGAGCGCAAGAAGCGCGCCTCGCGCGAGACGCTCAAGAAGGCCAACGCGGTACGCTTGAAGCGCAGGGTGCCAGATGGTAACAATTGAAGAGCGCAACGCGCTGTACGCGGAAAGGCCGCGCAAGTTCACAGCGCAGGACGTGGGTTATGAACCTTCTCAGCCGTACGGAATCTTCCGTTGCAGCTCTTGCCTGAGTTTCTACGTGCGGCTGGTGGACTTGAAAGCTACCTGCGATATTTTCCGGTCGCCTGAAACAGACGAGAAAGGCGTGGACCCTGGGTATCGCTGCCGCTTCTGGACTACAGACGGCGAAACGTTCCCGATGCTGAAGGAAGAAAAAGAAAAGACCGTGGACCGTGGAGGACAAGAGTGAACACGCAATCAGGTGAAGCGCCGCTGTTGTTCGATCTGAAGTTTGCCCAACTCTGGACGGACCTTTACTTTCAGTATTACGGGCAGCGCAACGGTTGGATGGCGGGCTTCGTGCTGTTCGCGTTCAACGTGCAGTTTGGCGCGGGGCGCAACTCGATCACGCTGACTCTTTTCAACTTCAACGTGCTGGCCAGTTGGAACGCGCGGCGCGCGACCGTGCCGAATCCTGCGCAAAGCCAGATGCAGGCAAAAGGCCCGAAATTGGAGATCCGCTGCAACTGCGGAAACGTGGCCACCGCGGTAACACCGATCTGCGAAACGTGCGCCATGAAACTTCTTGCTCCTGCAAACTAGCGGGCGAAGCGGAGGAAGTGATGAAGATAGCGAAACTAATTGTGCTCATCCTAGTTCTTGTCACGCAGGTATTTTTACTCTGGCGAATTCACGCACGACACAAGATACTTGAGCAACTACAAAAGCCCGTACCATTGAGCAGCCTTACTGCACCCTCCGACAATTGGACTTTGGATTTCCCTCTAATTACTGGAGTTGGCTCGCTGCAATTCGCGGCTGGCGTAGAACCAGTTTGCGAGATTCTCAGCGGTCAAACCGAGTTGAGAATTCTCGGCAACCACACATGGAAAGACTGTGCGCGCGAGTTGCGCAAGGCATACCAGTCCACTGAGGAGCAGATTCTTAAAGAGCGCGCTGCACATCGGCAGGGATGTCTTGAACCGAATGCGAACGTAGAAACACAAGGTAGGATATGAACGCCGACGTAATCGAAGCGAACTTGGAAGGGGTGCTGCCCGCGTTCCTCTACGGCGCGACATTGCTGGAGATGGGCTTCAAGTTGACTAGCGAAGGCGAGTGGATTGTGCGGTCTGAATTGTATTGCTTGACGCCCCACGGAGTTTGGAAAGTTGAGTGAGTATCCTTCTCATCCAAGCGGATGCCCGCAGTATCCCCCTCGCTGACAAATCCATCCATTGCTGCGTGTGCAGCCCTCCTTACTGGGGTTTACGAGATTACGGAGTTGCTGGACAACTAGGACTGGAGAAAACGCCCGAGGAATACATCTCCGCGATGGTGGCAGTTTTCCGCGAAGTGAAGCGGGTGCTGCGGGACGACGCAACCTGCTGGATTAATATGGGCGACTTCCGCCCAAGCTAGGTATTCGTCGTTCATGAACGTTCCGCTCTCCGAGCAACACGGCGCTGATGAGCGTTGCCGGAGAATTTATTATGTTTAATTATCGGATCGAGCGTGGCGGGAGCATGTTCAAACGAAGCAGGCCAGCCAACAATACCGGATTGAGGTTCGGCTACTTTGCGGTAGCCTTTGAGCCAACTTAGAATCCTGAGAATGATTTTCTTCATCGTCTTTTCTTCTTCGGCGCAGCCGAGGGCGCCGGTTTCTGTTCCTTATTTAACACCTGGCGCTTGAACGAGCATAACCCGCATTGGCAATCCACGTCGTGCGAGTCAGACGCCATTCCGCTTAGAGGTCGTTGGCTTTTAATAGAAACGGGAGTTTGTTTGTCATCCACGACGTCAGGAGTGAAATCCGGGAGCGGATCGGTTCCCTTGTAGGCTCCGGCGGAGGCAACAGGGACAGGAGCAATTCGTCGAGACGGACCAGCGCCCCGTCCAGCCACAGGAACGTCTGGTACCCCAGCGCCGTCTTGATGGTCACGATTCTCATGCCCAATTCCTTCAACCTTAATAAACTCTCGTGGATGCTCTATGTGGATCGGAGGAACAGCAACATATACCGTCCTGCCGCTCGCTACATCGTCTAATTCTCGCCGCATCCACTCCGCTAACTTCAACCCCACTTTGTCCGCAGATTTTTGCCACCGGTCCAACTGTTCCGTGTCCAGCCTTAATTTGTATGTCCTCGGCGGCATCGTGGGTACGCTGCGTGGGTACAATCTCATGCCGTGGGTACAGTGTCAACCGGTTTGTGGGTACACGCCACACCACCCCAAAATCCTAAACTTCATCGTAAGCAGCTTAGGAAGAAAATACTACCCGCAGAAATAAAGGGCCGCGTATTCGCAGCCAGAGAGACGGACTCGCGTTGTCGACGCAGGCTCGAAAAAAGATGATGGGGTGCCCTTGCGATTGTGTTGGCCTGATTGCTTGCCGATCGCGCGCCAGTGTTTACGCTGGGATGATGCAGTCTTGCCAAGAGGCTAGATGTCCGCCGACGCAGTGCAAGGCACGCTTGTACAGCGGTCGCAGCGCTTCGATCGCGTCGCAACCTTGGCGATAGCTCTCGAATGGCCCAGCGACGACGCCAGAGAGCGTGTCTCCGTCTGCTTGAACTACGAAGTATTCTTTGACGCGCGCGGGCCCGAACCCGCGTTTTATCATGTATTCCATAGGTATTTGCCTCGGTTAACGTAAGAGTTGATTACGTTAATTAGACGCGCTAGAAACAAAAGGAGTTGCGCGATAGTGTACATTTCCTCACGTTTTCGCCACTACTAATTGCGGTACTACTCGACGTATGTTTGGCCCACGCGCTCCTCTTTCGCTCGCTTGCGCTCCGCTCGAATGCGCACCCATTCACGCCTCGCTTCCTCGCCTGGCACGCGCCCGCTCGCTCGAATGGACCGATGGCCGGCACGAGCTCCGCTGATATGCCAAAGTCTAGAAGCAAATTTGCGCGTCCAATTTTTTTTACGCACGCCCGGATTTTTCCGCTTTTGCGTGCAGCGTTGTATAGAGGATGCCTTTTCGATGTTCACAGGAGCACATTGGAACGCGAAAGACAGGGGACTGGCAAGGGAAAAGATTTACAGGGCGTGTTTTACAGCAAAGTGTCTGAATGCTCGATAGGTCATTTTGAGTAGTTTTGCTGCTTTTGTTCGATTACCTTCTGTTTTCTCTAACGCTTCAATGAGTAACACTTTCTCTGTTGCACAGATACGCTCTTTGAAACTCTTGGTTGTCATATCTACTTCTTTGTGTTGCGGACGGCCTAAGAGTGTCCAGATGTCCCGGTCTATAACGTTTTTGTTGTATCTTGGCTGAAGCCACGCGATCAGCAACGCCTCTAATTGCGCGGCTTGTTTATCGGTCGCACATTGATAGACGTGTAGGCGACCGCACTCCTGAATGGCTCTTGCCGCGTTCTCATGTTCTTTACGTGAGAACCGCGTTAGTGGATTTTTCCCTTTCCCTACGTACAACGCGGCCGCACCAGAAAAGAAAACGTACACACCTAGAACGGTCAATCCTCTCAATAGGTTGCCGGTTATTTCCACTGGCCTGTCTGTTATGGAAAGCTCTCTGATTCGCGCCTCTACTTGCATCTTCATTGACGTATAATGTCACACTTGACGTAAATTGGCCAAAAAAAGTGACTTTAATCGTCAAATGACGGTATCCTGCGCTGTCTCATATTGAGCAAGTCTCATGTGCTCAACGCGGAGTGCTTTGGAATCTCTCTTGCTCTATTCTTGCTTGTGGAGCGCAGAGAAACTGCAGGCGGACAAAAACTCCAATGTTTCTCGGGGTAATACGCTCCACTAAACTTAACAGGAGAGTGTCATGGCTAAATCAGTTGTCACAATCGAGCAAATCATGGCCGCTGTAGAACAGGACGATAACTTGGGCATTTGTTTGGCGTGCGGAGAAGAGCAAGGCGGATGTGAGCCGGATGCGCGCGGCTATGAATGCGAGTCTTGCGGCCAGCGCAAAGTGTACGGCGCCGAAGAACTGTTAATGATGTTTGCCTAGTCTCTCACAGGGAGCATTCGCGGGAGTGCTTCCGATGAGGTACTCGACAATGCAGACCGTTGAGAACATCATGCGCACGCACAAGATAAAAGAAGTTATCGCGGAGTGCCAGTTTGAACTCGCGTCTAACTTCGACGCGCCTGCTATCCGCATCATTGCCTATCACGCGTCGCGCCTAGCAATGACCTATGACGAGTTTGCTCGCTTGCTGGAGGTGGAATCGTGAGTACTACATCCGGTCTCTTTCCAGAAGAACAGCCAAGTTTAGGCTTTCCTGTTCCTCTCTCAGAACGCTACCGACCTAAGACTATCGACGCGTTCATTGGCCTAGAGAAGCAACGCAAGGTACTCTCTGCATTCGCTCGCCGGCCGGTATCGTGCGCTTGGCTTTTTATCGGGCCTAGTGGCGTTGGCAAGTCCACTATGGCGCTGGCACTCGCGGATGAACTGCAAGCGGACTTGCACAAGATCCCTTCCCAAAAATGCACTGTGCAAGCCGTGGAAGATGTCGTTCGTATGTGCTGGTACTGCCCGCGGACGCCTAACGGTTTCCATGTCGTCCTAGCCGATGAGGCCGATCAGATGTCGCCTGCAGCACAGCTTGCCTTGCTGTCTAAACTCGACTCGACAGACCCGGCGCCTAATACTATCTGGATTTTTACAGCGAACGATGCGGAGAGACTGGAAAAACGTTTCTTGTCTCGCTGTCGGGTGTTGGAGTTTTCCAGTTATGGGATGCGTAGCGAGCTCGCTTCATTCCTAGCGCAAGTGTGGAAGTCTGAGACTGGCACGGATGGCACGATTGACTTTGAACGCGTGAGCAAAAATTCCTGCAACAATGTCCGCGATGCACTCCAAACGCTAGAAGTAGAATTGCTGGCCGTATGAGTCGCATCCAAATCAGCGGGAAAATTGTGAAGTGTCCTTGCGTAGTCTTGAGGCTCACGACACACAAGCGGTATGAATGCTTACTCCGCGGAGACCAATTCCACGTTACTCGTAAACGTACAAAAGTTTAGCGCAGGCCGCCGCGCAGAAGTGCGGCCAAAGTCCGGTCAGGACTCTAAACACGAAGGCAGTATGCAAAGAGCATCGGTAAAATCACGAGAGGAATTTGTAGGGTTGATTGTTGGGCACGCTTCAGGTCCAAGCGGTATAGGCTCTCAAGATGAACGTGCACGGATTAGTGCCGCACAAAGATTATTGAGGTATGGCGCGACTCTGGGACGCATCGCAGAACGCCAGTGCAACGGGTACCAGACTTGGGATTACAAATGGGACGAGAAGGCAGCCGCACGCGATGAAGCCAAAGAGGAACGCATCCAAGCCGCTGTCACAAAACTGTGTGTCTCTATTGGAGTAACTCCTGTTTTCGGCGGAGACCCGCGAGGCAACACGCTCAAGATTGCCGTGCCAGACGGCTATACCAACGACTGGGGACGCGAAGGTATCGGAGTCCCAACGTCATGAGTTACCGCGATTACGGCTTCGAGAAGCGATACATCCCGCAAGAGGCGCGTGTGAGGCGCCTCTTGGCTCGCTTGGGAGTCCTTGCGCTAGTCACTATCCTGACATTTATTTTCTACGCTTGGCTTTTCCAAGCGGATTGGTTGCGGCCATGATTACCACCGTGCGCATAGCGCCTGTGGAGAGATGGTGCGAGGCTTCGGCTCCTCTTAGTCATCGCCACAACATGACGGGAATTATCGGCGTACCAGTGTCTATCTTCGTCACTGATACGCGCTTTGACCGCGTAGAGCCTGCCGGAGATGCGTTGTGCGGCGGGCGCTGGTGGCTGCTCGAAGAATCTAGCCGCATGGCCCTGCAAGAACTCATCGGCGGATGCGTGGTGGGCGACATGATTTGCGAGCACATGCTGGCGATGGACTGATGGCCAACAAGACCAGAGCTCTGCAACGTAGTAAAGCATACTTGGAGCGCAACGGCTGGCAAGTGGCCATCGTCGAGCGTTGGATACCTCCGCGCGGGGCTATGAAGTTTGGCGTGCGCAAGGATGTGTGGGGCTTCGGGGACCTGCTTGCCTGCCGCAAACCTGAGAACAGTCCGTTTGGCGAGATCGCCTTGATACAGACTTTCCCAATGGCGCGGTGGAAAGACCATGCAAACAAATTAGCGGCACTTCCTGAGTTGCTTCGATGGAAAGAATCTGACGGCTTGGTTTTTATGCATGGGTGGGCACTCAAGCCGAAGGATGGCGTACGAGGGGCCAAGAAGGTCTGGACGTTGCGCGAAGAAAGTTTGTAATAGTTGTTGACACGTTTTACCACATTATGCCACTATGTGCCACATGAGTACCACGTCAGTGAGAATCGCCAATGAGCAGTACAAAGACTTGAAAGAAATATCAACGAAGCGAGGGCTGAAGATTGCTCAGGTAATCCGCCGCGCCCTTGCTCGCTACATAAATGAAGCAAGGAAAGGATAAAATTATGGCAACGTGGATTGAAGATAAAAATGGAAATCGCTGTTCGGTGGAACGATGGGGTTCGCACGAGTCCGCACAAAAAGTGCTGGCTAGTCTTGTAGGCTGCTCCGACTGCTCCGACTGCTCCGGCTGCTCCCGCTGCTCCGGCTGCTCCGACTGCTCCCGCTGCTCCGACTGCTCCCGCTGCTCCGGCTGCTCCGGCTGCTCCCGCTGCTCCCGCTGCTCCGGCTGCTCCCGCTTAGAAGATGCCGCGCCAGTTGCGGGAAGCGCGGCGCCGATAGTAATTCCGGTAATTCCCAACATCCACAGAGCGATTTACGAAGCCGCGTCACAGCCCAAAGCTCTG